TCATCCTCTGCTACCCAAACTATTTGTATCAGGATTCAACTCCTTTACAGCATCTTTTACCGCTTTCTGGGTCGGTTTACGGTAAGTTTCCGCTTGTTGTACCGGAACAATCTCATTGACCATTCTTTCATATCCTTTTTGTTCTAACAAATGAACTTCCTTTTCATTCGTTTCTTTTTGTTTTTCCGTTTTCATATGGCTTTTTTATTTTTAGTTTTCTACTTTGAAAACAGAAAACAGCAAAAGATGGTTCATCCTATCTGATTTTATTTTCAGTTAATTCGTCCCAATAATCGCATAAATGCATATATTTGCCCATCTAATATGAACCTCATTGAAGTTATGAAAGAAAATAAATATGACGACGACCGCTTCTTCAGCCAATATGCTCAAATGTCACGCTCTGTAGAGGGATTACAAGGTGCCGGAGAATGGCATATATTACAGAAAATGCTACCGGACTTTACAGACAAGAGAGTACTGGACTTAGGCTGCGGATTTGGCTGGCACTGTATCTATGCCATCGAACATGGAGCAAAGTGTGTTACAGGAATTGATATTTCCGGGAAGATGCTGGAAGAAGCTCAAAAAAGAAATTCTTCACCACTCATCGAATATAAATGTATGGCAATCGAGGATTTCGACTTTCAACCGGATACTTATGATATCGTAATCAGTTCCTTGACCTTTCATTATCTGGAATCTTTTATTAATATATGCCGTAAAGTCAACAGCTGCCTCACAGCAGGAGGTTCTTTTGTTTTTTCAGTAGAGCATCCGATATTCACAGCCTATGGTAATCAGGATTGGTATTACGACCAAGATGGAAAACGTGCTCACTGGCCTGTAGACCGCTACTTCAGTGAAGGCAAACGTACTGCTATTTTTTTAGGAGAAGAAGTCGTGAAGTATCATAAGACTTTAACTACATATATTAATAGTCTTCTTCAGACCGGATTTGAAATTTGTGAATTGATAGAGCCCCAACCGAGTGAAATGATGCTGGATACTATTCCGGAAATGCAAGACGAACTTCGGCGTCCAATGATGCTTCTTATTTCTGCCAAGAAAAAAAGTTGACTTGCAAACAGATGAATTTCAGTCGATTGTAATTTAATCAATAAAAAACATTCATTTAGTTATTGATAATTAAAAAATACTCCCTATCTTTGCACCGCTTTTGAAAAGAACAACCCTTTAAAAGTAGCGGGGTGTAGCGCAGTCCGGTTAGCGCACCTGCTTTGGGAGCAGGGGGTCGTGGGTTCGAATCCCGCTACCCCGACTACAAAGGAAAAGGGAGTTCGGTTAAAAGTTTTCGGGGTGTAGCGCAGTCCGGTTAGCGCACCTGCTTTGGGAGCAGGGGGTCGTGGGTTCGAATCCCGCTACCCCGACGAAAATTTTAAGTTAAGAAAAATTGAATGGTGTTGAGCTGATACAGTTTGTATCGGCTTTTTTCATTGGTGCAAAATAGACTTAATTATACCCCATTTAGGGGCAAATAAAGGGGATAAATCTTTGAACTATCTTTGAACAGGTTTCTCTATTTGCACCTATTTAGTGGAAATTAAAGCGGTTTCCCATCAATTTACCCCGATTCAAGCTGTTTAATGCGATTTTAAACCTTTAAAAAACATTAAAACAGTATGGCAACATTTAAAGCGATCGTTTTCCAAACTGGAAGACATATAAAACAGGATGGAACATCCAATATAAAAATTAGAATCTATCATAATAGAGAATCTCAGTATATAGCCACCAGCTACTATATCCAACCCGGAAACATGGATGACTCCGGACGGATCCTGCCAAACGTTACAAACGGCGAAATGATAGAGTACGAAATAAATGCGTATATCCAAAAGATCAGGAGAGAGTATTTGAAGCTAGGACAAGAAAGAACTCAGTTTATGTCATGCAAGGATTTAAAAGAAGAAATAGAGAAATCCCTAGCTCCTGACGCCGAGTTTATAGACTTCGTAGAGTTCGCCCAAAACATAGTAATTCAGACGAAAAAGAAAAAGACAGCCGAATGGTATAGCTCTTCCATTGATACACTATGTTGGTACACAAAAAGAAAGAAGATAGATATTAAGCTAATCACCTCATTTCTGCTAAATAAGATGATCAAAGACTTATATCACTCCGGGCCCGCCGGCATTCCTTTAGAACCGGGCACAATAAGCCATTACCTTAGAGGACTGAGAGCATTGTACAACAAAGCCAAGCTCTATTACAACAATGAGGACTTTGATATTATAAGGATCCCAGGCGATCCGTTCAAAAAGGCTGAGATACCGGAGTACCGGAGGAAACGAAAGAATATAGACATCAACACTCTATTGAAGATTAGGGATTTCCAATCTGACAAGAAACGTACCAATATGGCACGTGATGTCTTTATGATGATGTTCTACATGATGGGAGTCAATATTAACGACCTATATAGTATTTCGTGCGAACGCCACGGAAGACTGGAGTACACGCGATCTAAAACGAATACGGAGAAGAATCACGAACAGATACCGCTTTCCGTCAAGATCGAACCGGAGCTTCGCATCCTACTTGATAAATACACAGAGGGTTATTTCCTCTCCTACTTTCATACCAACTACTGTAGCTTGAATAATTTCATGCGAGCAATCAATAATGGACTGAAAGACATTTGCATGAACTTAGAACTAGACTTCAAAGTCACCACAAACTGGGCCCGCCACAGCTGGGCCAGCTTGGCAAGAAACAAGGCCGGAGTACCGAAGGCAGACATTGACTTCTGCCTCGGTCATGTAAATAACGACTATAAGATGGCCGATATCTACATTGATATAGATTATAGTATTTGTGATAAGGCAAATCGCGCTGTATTGGATTTATTGCAGAAAAAAGAAGAAAAAAAAGACTGAAACGTTTGCAAATACAAAAACTCTCTCTATATTTGCAAACAAAATGGTGTTGAGCCGGATAAAACAATAGTTTTGTCCGGCTTTTATTGCATATATATGCTTCAATAGCTCTTATTACTGAAACTCATCTCATCTTTACGCTATGCACCGCAAAACAATGACGCATGGAAATTACAGTTTCAAAAACAGCTTTATTAGATAAGCTGAAATCAATCGGGCGAATCATACAGCCTAAAAACACATTACCAGCTTATGACAACTTTTTGTTTGTCGTTGATGAATATGGTCTTATTCTAGTGACAGCAGGGGAAGAAGGTGGACGCATCTCTACAAATGTAGATGGCGCTGCCGACTTCATCAATTATTCTTTCATGGCTAACGCCAAGACATTACTCGACGGATTAAAAGAAATCCCCGAACAGCCATTGACTATATCCATCCTTGAAAAGGAATTGATTGTCAAGTATGCCAATGGCAGGTTTTCAATACCACTTGAAAAAGGTGATCAATACCCATCCATGAACACGGATGACACTGCCAGCCCATTTCTTGTTTCAGGTAATGACTTATTATACGGAATAAGGCAAGTCTTGATCTGTAGTGCCAATGATGAGCTCCGTCCGGTATTAAATGGTGTCTATTTTGATATTGGTTTAGATTCAATGTCATTTGTCGCAACAGATGGTACCCGTCTAGCAATGATTGAAAATCCATCCGCTTATACGCGCAAGGAACGGGCGGCCTTTATCCTGCCAAGCAAGTTTGCTAAAATCCTTTCTAATATTGTTCCGGAAGATTGCATGGAAGTAGAAATATCGGTAAATCAGACTAATATTTTATTTGAGTTTGATTCATACCGGTTAGTCTGCCGTATGATTGAAGGCCGGTACCCTAACTATCGTGCCGTTATCCCTCAAAAACAGCCTAATCGTGCAGTATTAAAGAAAGCCGATATAGTCTCAGCTCTAAAGCGTGTATCTGTCTTCTGTGACAGCAACTCATCTCTGGTAGTACTCAAATTCGATTCCAGTTCTCTTAAAATAGCAGCTCATGATTTAGACTTTTCTAAGTCTGCAGAAGAAACGATCAGCCTGCAGTCAGGCTGTGATATTGAAATAGGTTTCAAGAGCAGCTTTTTGATAGAGATGGTAAACAGCATTCCTTCGGAAGATATTGCTATCACCATGAGCGATCCGTCGAAAGCCTCAATCTTTACCCGCTGCGATGAAGAAGTTCGTAGCCTTACTTATCTATTAATGCCTTTATCAATTAATTATTAATATGGAAAAACAAAATTCATTCAAACAGACCATTCAATCTTACTTGGATAATCGGGCAAAGTCTGATGAACTGTTTGCTATTGCCTATAGAAAAGAGAATAAGAATATTGATGAATGTCTCGCCTACATTATGGGCGAGGCTCTCAAAGAAAGTAGCACGATAAGTTCTGGAGTAAAAGGATGCGGGATGGATAATGACATAGTATTCGGAATGGCGGTCCATTACTACGATGAAGATGATATCAAAGTTAATAAGCAAACCAATTATAAGGTATCAGCTGTGAGTGTGAAAAAAGAAGTAGCTACAGAACATCCGGAAACTAAAAAGCCGGCTTCTTCCCCCAATAAGCGTAAAGGGAAGAAAACAGAAATACCTTCCGGACAATTTTTATTATTTGAAGACTTATGAGACCAAGAACGAAATTACAGCTTAAAGTTGCTAATTTAAGTAGCCAGCTGCCTAATATTGAGGGATTGATGATTGATTGGGCAAAGGTCGAATGTTTGGAACATAGAGGATATGCAACCAAATCACGTGTTATCTGCATGGAGTGCGGACAGCGCTTCTCTCCGGAAATTGTAAAGCGTAAACGGGCAATCTGTCCTCATTGTGGGACATCCTTGAAGATAGAACAGTCGAGGAAGCGTATCAATAAACAGACAATGTTTATTGGCAAAGCAGAAATTTGTGAAGAGTTCCAAGTCATCCGTAGTTTTGAATTGGTTGCTTATTACCGGGAAGAAACAGAGCCTCTTTATTATATTCGGGAGATACTGCAACATTGGATAAAAGACGATGGTAACCGGGAAGTAGTAGCTCTTGCCAATAATACGGGATTCAGTGGCTGGTGTGGAGAGCTGGAGATACGGAATAAAGTTGTTGGATCGTATTATTACAATCATAACAATGATATTTACTGCGAACGCTATCATCCGGCCTCCGTCTTTAGACCTAAGTATATTCGAATGGGTATAGATTGTAAATTACGCGGTATGTCATTTCTTACTGCCGCCAATACAATTCCCCATTCTCCCAAGGCTGAAACACTTCTAAAGGCAAGACGTTATGAATTAGTAGATTATTTAGAGGGACACCGTTACAAGATCGATATGTATTGGCCGTCTATAAAAATTTGTCTTCGTAATAAATATCGGATAAAAGATGTTTCGATGTGGTTTGATTATCTGGAACTACTAGATCATTATCATAAAGATCTGCATAACGCTCATTACGTTTGTCCTAAGAATCTAAAAAAAGCCCATGATTTGTATGTGGCGAGAAAGAAACGTGATGATGAAAAAGAACGCAAGGCAAAGGATATGCAACGCCTACTTAAACTTAAAAAGGCTGCTGAAAACTATATAAAAGAAAAATCGAAATTCTTCGATTTGAAGCTATCGGACGGTAAAATAGTTGTGATACCACTAAAAAACCTTGAAGAGTTTCAACAGGAGGGTGAAATTATGCACCATTGCGTTTTTTCGAATGAATATTATAAGAAAAAAGACTCACTCATTCTTTCTGCTCGAATTGGAAAGAAGCATATTGAGACTATAGAGGTCAATTTGAAGACATTCAGTATTGTCCAATCTCGTGGAGCTTGCAACCAAGATACCGAGTATCATGAACGCATTATTGGTCTCGTGAAAAAGAATATGAACTTAATACGTCAGAAACTGACGGCATAGCATACAATGACCTATATAGAATATATAAACCAATTTTGGAAGATGAATCGAAGTGTAGAATTTAGCTCGAACGAAGTGTTTTTGTACTTTTACTTATTGAATGAGTGCAATATTCGGGGTTGGCAGAATCCGTTTGAACATCCCAACAAGACTATCGTCCTCGCAACCGGTATATCAGAAAAGACCGTCATTGAAGTTAGGAACAGATTGCAGCAAAAAGGTTTAATAACTTTCGAATCGGGTAAAAAGAATGCAAAATCGCCAGTTTATTACTTACTTGACGTAAGTAAAACGGTAAGTAAAAAGGTAAGTAAAGAGGTAAGCAAAAGGGTAAGTAAAACGGTTAACATTAAAGATAAGACTAAAGACAATAAGACAATATCTCCCTTACGCGTGGGAGAACTGTTTCCGGCTGATAGTTTTTTCGACAAGTCTTTGGACGATTGTTATACCGAACTTAAATCGAACCGATCATGGGCGGAAACAGTAACAATGAACACTCGTTCTTCTGGAAATCCTGATTTCACGCTAGAAGCCTTTTACGAGTGTTTGAAGCTGTTCTTTATGAAACTGCAAAATGAGGGTGAAACGACAAAATCGCCAAAAGATGCGATGTCGCACTTTGCCCGATGGTTGAAATTTGAACTTAACAACAAAAAAGATGGAAAAAGTAAGAGAACAAATACAAATCCAGAAACAGATGTTGAAGTGCGGACAATCAAGCTATGACCCCATTACATTGAAGAATTCCGCAGCCTTATTCCGTGAGTGTTGTCTATCAGCATGTTCAAAATTCAGTGTTAACGAAAGCAATCGTGAACTGATGAACGAGTTGTTTTTGTATCTTATCAGAGGGTCTAAAAAATTAGATCGCGATAAGGGATTATGGCTATATGGTCCGGTAGGTACTGGCAAATCTACAATATTAAAAATTATACAAACGTATGATAGACGCAGTAATGGGCTAGCCCCAAATGGATATTATCCATCAGGAGGCTTTCCTATAGAATCGGCATCATTTGTGACAAACCAATATTGTCAAAAAGGAATTGATGGAATTTTGAAATATGATGGTTCCAATGGCATGGCTATCGGCCTTGATGAAGTTGGTAGAGAACCAAAAGTTAAGTACTATGGGACAGAAATGGATGTGATACAGTACATACTTCAAATGAGATACGACAACAGAAGAGGTTGTATAACATTCGTAACGACCAATTTACTCCCGGAAGAGATCCATTTAAAATATGGAGAATATATTGCCGATCGAGTTAACGAAATGTTTAATGTTGTGGAAATCGGAGGTAAAAGTCGGAGATAATTGTATCTTTGAGAATTATTATAAAAAAACAAAAAACATGAAAGAAAAAAAACAGCAACAAGAAGATGATAATCAATTTAATATGAACCTTCTTTACGCATCTGAATTAGAAAAAGCAGTATTGGGTACATTAATGACTGACAAAAAGGCTTATGCGTTAATAAGTGATATTCTTTGTCCAGAATCTTTTTATGAACATCGACATCAACTGATATATGCTGCAATTATTGTCCTTGCGGTTAATCAAATGCCGATAGATATTCTAACTGTAAAGGAGCAACTTAGCAAACAAGGTGAATTAGATAAAATTGGAGGAACATCTTATATAATTCACTTGAGCAGCAAAGTAGCATCATCGTCTCAAACGCAGTATCATGCCCGAATCATTGCACAAAAGTATATATCCCGCCAATTACTTGCACTTGCAACAGATATTCGCTTAAAAGTATTCGATGAAACCCAAGATGTAGAAGATTTAATCTCGGAAATCAGAGGAAAGCTAACTGATATATCCTCATTAAATACGGAACATGATTGTATTCAGATTAACCCCGTGATTGATGAAGCCTATAAACTAATTCAGAAGGCAGCTACACGAACTGATGGTTTGAGCGGTTTGGAAAGTGGATTCACTAGATTGGATAAAATGACATCTGGCTGGCAGAATGGTGATTTGATTACTATAGGAGCACGTCCTGCAATGGGAAAAACAGCATTTATTATATCTATGCTAAGAAATATGGCGGTTAACTTCAGGATTCCAGTCGCTTTGTTTTCTCTTGAAATGAATAATGTGCAGTTAGTCAATCGTCTTATCACCAATGTCTGCGAAATTCCGAGTGAAAAAATCAAGAGCGGACAGCTTGCCTGTTATGAGTGGCAACAATTGGATTATAAACTGAAAGATTTGCAGGACGCTCCTCTTTATGTGGATGACTCACCACTTATGAAAATGGATGTTTTGTGCAATAAGGCACATTATTTAGTAGAAGAAAAGGGTGTTAAGTTGATTGCTATTGACTATGTTCAATTGTTATATAATGATGTCAAATATACTGAAAATAGATATTCGGAAATTAATTACTTCACAAGAAGATTAAAATCTTTAGCAAAAGAGTTGAATATTCCTATTATTATTACATCGCAATTAAATCGGGCAATTGAATCTCGTGAGGGAATTGATGCTAAACGTCCACAGTTAATAGATTTACGTGATAGTGGTACATTATGCGATGATTCTGACTTGATTCTTTTTCTACATCGACCAGAATATTATAAAAATTTTCAAGATGATCGAGGAAACGATATGCGAGGTATGGCAGAAATAATCATTGCTAAGCATCGTAACGGTGCAGTAGGTGAAATATTATTGCGATTCAAAGGCGAATTCTGCCGCTTTTCAAATCTAGAGGAAGACATGTGCATTCCCATGCCTGGTGAACCAATCGGCACGATGTTTGGTTCTTCTTCAATTTCTAAAACCAAAGCGCCATCCTCTAAAGAAAATCAAATTAAAGATGAAGGTCCATTGCCTTTTTAAAATAATCGCTGAATTAATTTTCTTTTCAAGATTTTTTCTATCTTTGCAATAGAATGGTGTTGAGCCGGATTTTGAAGAAAAATCCGGCATTTGTTATTTGTAAGTTACTGAAACACTAAAGAATTCTCTTTGCTATGTCATACTTAATTTTAAAAATTAAATTTATGGCAAGTGAAGCAGTAAATAATTACATAACTAAGCGCTACGAGCGCTGGCTTGATTACTCCTTGTATCATTGTGGGCTTGCCGGTATTCCTGATGAAGCAACAGATGTCTTGAATGAGGTCATTTGTTCGCTCCTTCAAAAGAAAAACAGGTTACTGGACAAACTACTTGAAACAAGAAAAAATGGCTATACAGAGCTTGATTTCTTTGTTTTGAAGATGATAAAGCTGAATGCATCCTCTCCTACTTCACAGTATAGGAGTAGATACAAGCCCCTGCCTGCGGATAATAACGTAGATTACACGAGACTGGATATTGAAGATATCCCGGATGAATCAGAAGATAGAAATACTGAAATACTAAATAAACTGCATTTAGTAAGAGATACATTTGAAAGCCTTGATTTAGGTCCAGTAGCAGCTCGTGTTTTTGAGTTTCATTTCTTCCAAGACGGTAATTTTTCCGACTGGGAAGGTCCGGAGACATTGAAACAACTATATGAAATTTATAACGGAGTGCAGGAACTTATTAGAAAGAAAATTAATGGAAGTTCATTGTTCTAATTTGCAATATTATTACTTTTGGTAAAAAAATAACAAAGACATGGCTACAGAAGAAAATATGATTCCAATAGAACCTTATCTTAAGGACTTTAAACAATATCTTGATGCTAATTCAAGATGTATATTATCAGCAAAATTCGGCGATGGGAAAAGCTACTTCATTAGTAGCTTTATAAAAGAATATTCAGATGAATATCTGTTCATTCCAATATATCCTGTAAATTATCAGGTAATGGACAATAAAGATATCTTTGAACTAATAAAAAGAGATATATTGATTAGGCTACTATCGAATAAAGATATCAACATTAATGAAATAGAGTTAAGTAATGCATCGTTAATTTATTCTTATTTTATGAATAAATCAGAAGACGCAATTTTAGATGTTATAGACTTGATACCCAAAATCAACGTTTACGGAGTGGATATAAGTATAAGTAGTGTTATCAAAAAAATAAAAAACATAAAAGACAAGTTTGATAAATATAAACAAGAATTCGCTTCAGTTGATAAAACATCCGAGGAATATATCACTAAATTTGATTCATTAAAAGGCTCAATATATGAATTTGATACTATTTCGCAATTGATTTGTGATATAATCCGTGAATATAAAGAGCAGTACCCAAGTAAGCAAGTTGTATTAATCATAGAAGATCTTGATAGAATAGACCCAGGACATACTTTTAGAATCTTAAATATCTTCTCTGCTCATTTTGACAGATATACTACTGGATTAATGGAATTTGAAAAAACATGTGGAGATAACAAGTTTTGCTTAGACAAAATAATCACCGTTTGTGATATTGATAATATTAGAAATATATATTCGCATGTTTATGGAGATAAGACTGATTTCATTGGATACATAAGTAAATTCTCAAATAACCAACACTTCGACTATTCTTTGCGAGAAAATATAAAAGATTATATCATTAATAATTTATTTGATAAAAGAATACAAAAACATTCAGTATTATGTGATAGATTAGCCGCTCTAATTATTATGCATGCAGACGACCTATCCAGACCAAAATACAACTTACGATTGATAAAAGAACGTATAAAAAGCGCAGAATCTCAGATCAGGAATTACAAAATTCCATTAACAAAAGGCTTAAATGGATTAAGTTTATACTCAAAATCAGATTATACTTATTTTTTAGCTTTACTTAAAGCTTTCAAAATTGATTTTTCAAAGTTCATTGTGACTAATGATGAAGAGTTTAGAGAGTGTATGGCATGTCTTGTTGGACCATTTTGGGCTTTGGCTGAAGAAACAAATAAAAATTTGTCTTTCAATTTGAGTAAAGATAATATCATTTGTGTTCATACTTTTAGAAATGGTTATCATAGTGAAGATGTAAGTACGGCTTTCGAATATACGTTAGAAAATAAAATTATTAAAGATATACAAATACGTTTCAATGATTATCATCAAATAGGTATAAAAGTATATGACACAATAGGCTCCGTCACAAATTATCTATTAAAAAATGCTATTATATAACGGTAAGGGGTAGTTTCTTATTACTTTCACTTGCAAACTCAGAAGTAATCTGTATAACGCCAAAAGACGTTAGATTATTGTGATAATATTATAGAGCGAGGTGGGACTAAATCATAGTCTCACTTTTCTTTTTTTCATAGAAATGAGTATTCGGCATTATATTTTAAGCAAAAAGTATCATATGGGACGCAAAAGCGCATATAAAGAAGAATATAATCAGTTAGCCGAGAATTATGCCTTATTAGGGGCAACAGACAAGGAAATGGCTGATTTATTTAGTGTTACCGAGCGCACACTTAATCAATGGAAGAAAGATTATCCGGAATTTCTTCAGTCCCTAAAAAAAGGAAAGAATATTGCGGATGCCAATGTGGCATCCCGTCTTTATAACCGTGCGATTGGCTATGACTGCAAAGCCACCAAATTCGCAACATCAGAGGGAAAGATTACCGATTCGAAAGAATACATAGAACATTATCCTCCTGATACAACAGCGGCAATCTTTTGGTTGAAGAACCGGCAGCCGGAGAAATGGCGTGACAAGAAAGAAGTTGATGCAAATGTGAATCTTGGTGATGAACTAGAAGGATTGAGTGACGAACAGTTACAGGCTATTATTGATGGTAAAGAAGAAAAGTAAAAGAGAAATATTGATTCGTAAGGCGAAAGCTGCTACCATACTCCGCAAACGAATAGCAAAGAAAGACTTTTGGGCATTCTGTTTGTACTATGATCCGAAGTTTTTCTCTAAACGTCTGTTCCTAAAAAAGGTCGTTGAAGCGTTCATGCGTGTGTACAGCTCGTATTCTGCGGGTATAATCTACCGTCTTGCTGTCAGCATGCCACCACGTGCCGGAAAGTCATATATATCTTCTCTTTTCATCGCTTGGATGTATGGACACTTTCCCGAAGAATCTGTAATGCGTAACTGTTGTTCTGACACGTTATACAACAAGCTCTCTTATGATACCCGCGATATTGTCAAATCAAAACGTTATCGTGAGATATTTACTGAGATTCACCTAAAAGGAGATAAACAGAATGTCAAAGGCTGGAATGTAGAAGGCGCTCGACAGGTGTCTTATTTCGGTGGTGGTGTTGGTGGTACTGTCATTGGTTTCGGTGCATCTATGCTCGCCATGACGGACGACTTATACAAGAGCTTGGAAGATGCTCTATCTGATAATAACAATGAAAAGGTTTGGTCTTGGAAGCAAGGTACACACGACTCCCGTATTGAAGGAAGCTGCTGCATGATTGATATTGGTACTCGCTGGTCCTCTAGTGATGTCCTTGGACGTTTAGAAGAAGCCGGCAAGTATAATGAAATCATCCGTATCGCTGCACTAGATGAAAACGATGAAACGTTCTGCGCTGACGTACATACAACAGAGTATTATCGGGAACTACGTTCTGAAACGGATGAAAGTATCTGGATGGCCGAGTATATGCAGGATCCGTTCGAAGCCAAAGGTTTGCTATTCCCAAAATCCGCTCTCATGCGATTTAAGAGTGTTGATATTGCAGGAAAGAAACCTGATGGTGTACTTGGCGCTTGTGATACAGCCGATAAGGGTGATGATGATTTCTGCGCGCCATTTGCAAAGGTGTTCGGCCTGAAATACTTCATCACAGATGTTCTTTTCACAAAGGATCCTGTAGAAGTAACAGAGCCACGCCTGGCACAAATGGTTATTGATACCGAATGCGACCAAATGCGTATTGAATCAAATAATGGTGGACGTATATTCGCTATTCATGTTCGCAAACTGGTAACAGAAGAAAAGAAGACTTGTACAATACAGGCTCGTCCTACAACACAACATAAGCCAACACGTATCATCATGAAAGCTGGCTGGATAAAGAAACATTGCGCTTTTCTTGATGAATCAGAATACTCTAAAGGATCAGACTACGGCCGTTTCATGAAAGCGCTTACCAGTTACAAGCGTGAAGGTGATAACGCTCATGATGATGCACCGGACGGAATGACAATCCTTGCAGAGTTCGCTGAATCACTTGGATTAAAGTTAAAATCGACAACTCGTAAGGTAGGGCGCGGATAATTTGGATTATTAAAAAATTAGTTGTAATTTTGTATTGTATAAAGAGATTGCTAAATAGCTTCTTGTTATTAAGTGGTTTTGGTGTGTTGCCTCCTTGGTGTGGATGTGTAGCGTTGTTAATAACAGCGTTTGATTGGATGAAATCTGTTTATAAATTAATAAAATTAAATGGAGGGCGAATTATGGGAAATATATATCGACTATTTAATGGAGTGTGGAACATGGGAGTGGACTAAAACAGACACACTTTGATAACAAGAAGTGAACCTTATAAGTTAGGAGCATATGTTCCACACCCACCAAAAAAAATTATATCCTATTATATAGCCGGAGATGATCCGGCTTTTTTTATAGCACATACACATGTATTGAGCCTTTTAAAGTAGACCATATCGCACATAATAGCAAATCCTAAGTCAACTATTTTATATTGAAATATGTCTTTATGACCAATAGACAGTAAATCCTCAGATTTGATTCGTTCTCTCATAACTTTTAACAGAAGTGACAATCGTTGTGAAACATTATTCTTATTAGATAAATCTTCAAGGACATTAATCTCATAAGTTGAAGGTAATGATATTCCATATTGGTGATAGTATAAACCTTTAAAATTTTTAATGTGTACATCAATATAATCTTGAATATTAAAAGTTATATTAAAATCTTGGCTTTTCTTTATCTTAGAATGCAACTTAGGGCTTCTTAATGCTTTCTGCAAAACACTACTAGAGACATCAACTTTCTCATTTATACTCCATATTGCAATCAAATTTCTAAAATCCTCTTCTATTTTAGAGTATTCATTATTACAGGCACTACAGGCTGGAACCGTAACCGGTTCAGTCAAATAATCTTTTGGATAACCTTTGAATAAAGCTCTCATTGGAATATGTTCTCTAGTTTCCTTATCTTTAGTTAATTCACATCCACAGTTATAACAATGTTCCATAAAAATAATCTTTTTGCAAAGATAGTGAAAGCAGGCCTTAATCATGATTCTAGTACAGCAAAAAGTTAGCCAATAATATATTTTAAGAGAAAAATATATGCCATCAATTAGTGAAATTTTAGTTCAAGACGACTTTGGAAGGATTGTTAGTGATCTTTGTGTGGACACCATAGAAAATCGTGAGCCACGGGAATATTTAGAAGAGTATAATGGAAAGCGTAACCGTCGCACTACATCCGTTGGTTTCCGTGAACCTAAGACAGTAGCTGTCTATTCTGAAACAGAAGAAGAATTGAACCCCCAAACGGGTAAAATGGAGCCTAAACGATTAGAGGATAAAACTGTTCCTGTTGCCAAAATAGTGACCAATATCCCAAAGAAGATTGTTCGCACAGCAGCAGCTTTTTTATTTGGCGGAGATATGACCATCACAGCAGATAATACAGATGATGCAAGCTTGGAGGATTTCAAAAAGATATTTGTCCGCAAACTCAAAATGAAGTCAGTACTTATGAGCTTTGCCCGTAAGGTGTTGTCAGAAACAAAAGCTGCTATTGTATTTTACCCTGTAAACAAAGTTGTGGATGGAAAAAAAATCCCGGAACTGAAAGCCAAGATACTCTCTTTGCCAAAGGATGATAACGTTACTTATGAGTTCTATCCACATTTTGACGATGATGATGATATGGATGCTTTCATTCATAAGTTCACAACTAAGATTGATTGCTCTACCTACGAGTGTGTCAAAATATACACCTCAGACAAAGTTATCACAGCTATAAATAAGGGGGGCCAGTGGGAAATCAAATCAGATAAGAACCTATTCGGCAAAATCCCTGTAGTATATGCAGAGGTAGATCAACCGGACTGGGAAGATGTCGCTTTACTCATGGACCATTATGAAATGCGGATCTCTAGAATGTCAGATACTAACGACTACTTCGGCGACCCAATGCTAAAATCCTTCGGTTTGTCGAATCTTCCTTCTAAAGATACAGTAGGGAAAGAATTAAACTTTTCTATGGAAGTTGACCCTGATACCGGCACTGCGTATCATGGTGATGCTGAATACCTATCATGGCAACAGTCCATAGATTCACAAAAGGAAGAGATTAGTAATGAACGCCACGAAATATTCTCTGGTGCATCATGTCCTGATTTGTCGTTTGACAATCTTATTGGCATAGGTGACCTATCAGGCGTCTCCCGTGAGTTTATGACCATTGATGCAAAAATTAAAGCTACGGAACAAATGGAAATCTTCGGACCGGTAGTACAACGATGTGTGGCTATTGTACAAGCAGGCATGGCGAATATATCACATATCAAAAATTCCAATGCTATAATGAATAATTATTTTGAGGTGTCTTTCGGCTCTATTCTCCCGAAGAATTTAGCAGAAGACTTACAGAATCTATCAACAGCCGGAGGTGGGAAACCAATCAATAGCCAGGAAACACTTACCGCACGTTCTCCTTATACTCAGAATGTAAAAGAGGAAATTGAGAAAATGAAACAGGAAGAACAAGCAGCTTCAGTCAATAACAATCCGTTAGGACCGATATATCAATGAAAGGACTAACATTCTACGACAAGCAGCATATACAAAAGATATTGGCTCAGCAAAGCGAAGTGGCCAATATCTTTAATCGATTTATTCTGTCTATTACCCCATTTCTCCAACAATGGGCAAATCGTAGTAGCGATAATGTATGGTTACGTAATCAAGTTGTCGAAAAATGTGTGGATCGGGAGTTGGATAAGTTACAGTCTCTTCTTCTCACGAATCTTACAGCCTTCAACATAGACGCATGGAAGCGCTCTGAAATGAAGAATGAGGATTTTATATCAGAATACGTCAAAGGCATGGCTATTGATTCTGTAAGGAAGCAAGGAATGTTTGCTACAAACAAAGACGCACTCTCTCAACTTAGGAAAGGGTTTGATGCACGCGGCAATAATCTGTCTCCAATGGTGTGGAATCTTGCGGATCAGACAAAAACACAACTCGAGTATTATTTACAGACAGGTCTATCTGTTGGTAGAAGTTCTTCACGGATAAGTCAAGATCTTAGGCAAATCCTAAATGAGCCGGACAAACGATTTCGCCGGGTAAAGGATAAAGAAAGGAAACTTGTTATGTCCCAACCTATGAAGAACTATCACCCAGGACAAGGTATATATCGTAGTTCAAAGATGAACGCATTACGTCTTACAGCTACATCTACCAATATGTCTTATCGTACCGCTGACTATGAACGTTGGAGTAAACAGGATTTTATATTAGGCATCGAGATACACCGCTCTGCAAATAATCGCGGACCATGCAAGATATGTGATGCAATGGTAGGTAAATATCCGAAAACGTTCAAGTTTATAGGTTTTCATCCTTTCTGTATCTGTTTTGCTACTCCGATCACGATGGAACCGGACAACTTTGCTGATTTCCTGCTAAACGATACAGTTCCGCAAGAACAGGTTATAACAGATATTCCCAAAACAGCAAAGGATTTTGTTGACGAGAATAAAAATGGGGTGCAATCCGCTTTTTGGTATAAGGATAACTTTAGCAAAGAAGGAGATTTGCAAAGAGAGAGAACTCCCCAGCCTACTACACCCGAAGTCATAAAAGTATCAAGAACAAAGCGCATCAAGACCGATGCTGAGAAAAATGATATTCAAAAAAGATGGGACGACCGGTTTGTAAGAAACTTCAATCAGAGTAAGATTGAGCAAAAAATCGGCATAAAGAGAGGTGAAGATATGACCTTCGAAGAAGCAAATGAACTGAGAGGAAACATCGGTTATGGAGAAGGAAGAGAATTCAGTGTAAACTGTCAGTCATGCGTAGTTGCTAATGAATTGAGAAGACGTGGATATGATGTAACAGCACTACCTAACCTTAAAAAAGAAGGGAACATTCCTTATGAACTCTCTGGAAAAACTAACTGGGCCTGGATTGATCCGGAAACGATGCAGACACCTGAGAAGAAACAGGCAGGTGGACAATATGTATCTGGACTTGATATTAAAAGCAAGACTCTCACTCAATTGAATAAAGAATTGAACGAGTTAACCAAAGAAGCCGGCAGGTATCACATTGACTTTATGTGGAAAAACGGAAAAGGTGGACATATTATTACTGTTGATAGGTTAGAAAACGGTTCAATCCGTATTTATGATCCACAAATCGGTCGTTTGGGCGATTGGAAAGTTATATCCAAAGATATAAGTCTTAAGTATGGAGTAAATGTATTGCGTGTAGACAATCTATTGGTAAACACAGATATTATCGATAGAATAGTGAGAAAGTTATAAGAATGAACTTGTATAGTCTTTGGGCATAGGAGCCATTCCCATTATATCCGGCGATTGTGTATATGGTGCAAGATGTGCAGCATCATCTTTCACAAGAATAAATTGAGGATATCCAATGCAGCATTCCTTGTCTTCTTTCCGGGATGCTGTATATACCAAGTAGCCTTTCCACTCTCCATAATAGGAAACCTGATCGAATCCATTCTGTAGAGCGAGGATCTTAGCTTTCTCCTTATATTCTTTCTTCTTATCCATATTGCAAATATACTCATTGATTCTGGAATAAAATATAAGGGAAGGAAAAAGTTACTCCCCTTATATTTTAATAGAAAATCGTTATGACAATCATTGATGCTATTAAGAAGGGCTTGAAAGCCGCAGGTGTAAACGAAAAGTACGCCTCTAAGGTTCAGAAACTTTTCAAAATCGAAAAAGAAGAAGATATTGCTACTTATGTTGCCTTATTCAAAGACAATATTCTTCCTGATCTTGAAGATACATCCTCAGTAGAAAAAGCGAAAAAGGACGCTATCGCTGAATATGAGAAGAATAATGGTCTGAAGGACGGTAAGCCAATCAAACCAGTTAAAAAGACCAAGAAAACGACAGAATCAGAAGAGAATGAAGAAAATGAAGAAGATCTCGAAGGTGTTCCCGCCTCTTTGATGAAACTATTCAAGGCTCAACAAAAACAAATATCAGAGTTAGCCAATAGCGTTACCACCTTAACTGGGAATATTACAACATCCAGCAAACAGGCTTCAGCTAAGGTTCTCTTTGATAACGCAAAATTACCAGAAAAGTGGTTCAAGCGTATCGACGTAAATTCTGAAATATCTGTCGAAGATCAGATTAAGGAATTGGCAGAAGAGTATGCTGAAATTCGCCAGTCCGCTGTGACAGATGAAATCGAAAATGGTAACTACACCCCACAATCACAGGTAAAAGACCGTAGTGAAAAAGAGTGGCTGGATATCATGAATAAAGAAGAAGGAGCTGGTGAATCCAGTGGTGTCGCTAGTCTTGGTATTGAGTAATAACTAAATTTTATTGTATCATGTATTTAAAAAAAGAAAAAGAATTTCAGTACCATCCCGCCATCATTAAGATGTTGGAGGATGTTGTCGGCGGTGGCACTATTGCCCGTGCTGATTTGAGAAAGGCCCTGTTTGACGGACAGCCATTAGATGAGTTGCCACCTTACTGCATCGCAGGACGCGATGAAAACGGTGGTTGGCATATCATCAAGACAGCAAAAGTGCTGGAGGCTGTAGAAGCAGCAGGAAAAGTCATCAAAGTAGCTAAAAATCATCTGTTCGCAATTGGTGATTTCGTGACTGCCGGTGGAAAATTTGATGGAGCATCCGATAAAATTACCGCTATCGACAAGAGTAATGCTGCTTATGACTCTATTACGCTGGCGGCTGCCATTGGTGCGATGGCCAAAGATATGGTATTGGTCGCTGTAAAAGCAAAAGCTGATGCCGGTTCTGCCGAGGCTACAGTAGAAACATCTGAGGTGGTGATTACGATGGCTAAAGTTGATCTGACTGTTGCTAATCAATCTTGCGGATTGATGGTAAGAGGTACTATTGAGGAACGAAATATGCCATTCCCTCTTGATGCTGATTTGAAGAAGCTTATGCCTCTCATTCGTTTTGTATAATCTATTAATTCATAAATCATTATGGAAAGAAGCTTAATCAAGCAAATTAACAAGAAAAACATGGCGGCACGTCTCAACTCCCGTCATGTGAAGCCGATGTATTACCCGAATTTCTTTGGTGTGAAGAGAGTTACTTCATTGAAATGGGAAACATTGGTTGGTGAAAAAGGCGCTCCGGTTATCGCTGACGTTATTTCTTTCGATGCATCTGCACCGGAGAAAACGCGTGAAGTGATCGGTAAAATGTCTGGTGATATTCCTAAGACCGCTATTAAGCGCTCGATGACTGAAAGTGAATATCAAGAATACAAGCAGTTACAGCGCGATGCCCAGGGAGATGCCGCTCAATTAGAACTGCTTAACTTAGGGTTTAAGGATACAGATTTCGTTCATAATGGTGTGCGTGGACGTGTGGAATGGGCTTGTATGCAGATGATGTCACGTGGCGGAATCAATTTGTCTTCTTCAAACAACAACGGCATTGTGACTACAGAATTTGTCGGTGTGGGTATGCCTGCTGCCAACAAAAAGGTATCTTCCGTAGATTGGGCTACCGCTACTACTGCTGACGGCCTCCAAGATATTGAAAATGTACTGGCCGATGCAGCTAGGGAAGGTGTGTCTCTTCGCTATATTATTATGCTTACTACCGAGTTCTCTTTGCTGAAAAAGCAGAAAGCAACTATTGATAAGATTAAAGGCTGGATCAATCAAACGTCCAAGGTCGTTATCACAAAGAAAGTGATTAATGAATATCTTGCAGAGCAAGAAAACCCATGCCAGATTATCACAATCAATCCGGCGCTACGTATCGAAGATAAGAACCATAGTCGTACTACTATCTGTCCGTGGGTTCGCAAACGTATCTGTTTCTTAGAGGATTTGCGTGTAGGTGACATCCAACACGGACCAATTGCAGCAGAAGACTCTGAGAGTCTAAGAAAGAAAGCGCTAATGGTGAAAAAGGACTTTACTCTTATCACCAAGTGGTCAACCGAAGAGCCATTCAAAGAATGGACCAAAGGAGAGGCAAACGCATGGCCGGTAGTTAATGATCCGGAAGCGATGTACATTCTGAAAGCAGACGGTAAAGCATGGGCTGCCGATGAAGCTACAGAAGGAACAGACAATATCCCTGCTAAATTCTTGGGTCAGGAAGTTGAGAAAGAAAACTTAGAAGCAGAAGACGAAGAGTAAATAGTTATGGCAACAATCAGAGAAACAATACTAGAATATCCATCTATTGAGGATATGGAAGGCTTCTTGGATAAGGTAGTCTTCATTAAGCGGGGTATCAACCCCGAAGCAGAATGTACTACTGAAAGCATGAAGCAGGTTGGTCTTTGTGTCGCTGATATGTATGCCATGATGGTAAACTCACCGGATTTCAGTGAAAATAAGCTTTCTATCACTCATCCCCGTTCTTTCTATATTCAGACTGCAAAACAGCTGTATATAGAAAACGGGGAGCCGGAGAAAGCTGGTAGAATTGGCAAGCGAATCATTATCAAAGGAAGAGCAGGTAACAGATGGTGAAACGATATCCACATACAGCGATAGTTACTATTGAGGCTAACGGGCGCTTAGTTGATGGTGAATGGATTCCTGGGGAACCAGTTGAAATATCTGTCCCCGGACGCTACGACCCGGTAAGCGATGGAAGAATCGTTCTCAAACGTAATTCGGCTGGTGATGAAGCACAAGTGCATGGCTATTTCTATACCAAAATGCAGCCACCGGCCGGTAGTAAGTTTTTGCGTTTGAAAGTCGAATCAAAGGGTATTGATGTACCTGTTATCTGTTGGGAACTTTATCAATCACATTCAATTATCAACGTATGAGAAACGGTATGACTCCCCTATTCACTTATGATGAATTGGAAAAATGGTTTGATCGCTTTCAAAGTAAAGCAGAAGATAAGATGCTTGTATTCCTGCAGGCAGGAGGTGAAAAGTTTATCGAAGTAGCCCGCCGGAGTGGTTCATATAAAGACCAAACTGGCAATCTTCGAAGCTCTATTGGATATATAATAGCCAAAGACGGCGAAGTGGTTACAGAAAACTTTAAGGAGGGTGACAAAGGGACTGATAAGACAACCGGTAAGTACAAAGGTCGCAGGCTTGCAGAAGAAGTCTCACTATCATATACTGGCGGTTATGTGTTGGTTGGTGTTGCAGGAATGGAGTATGCGGCAGCCGTGGAAGCTAAAGGGTATGAGGTTGTTTCAGGAGCTAATACGCAATGTGAGAAGTATCTAAGAGATACATTGAAGTCAATTTTTAGCAAGATTTGATTATGGATGAATTCGACGCTGTAGATATAGTTTATGATGCTGTGGCCGCTGCGGGCACCGATGTTATGATTTACAAGGATAAGTCGGAAGCCGGCTTTACTAATGAACACATCGTTATCAATCATCTGCAATTGAATGAGCTCGACTTCATCAATAAAGTGCCTGTTAATATCAACATCTTTGTTCCTTGGAGTGATGAAAATGGTATGTTAAAACGTCAACGAATGAAAGAATTAAAGCGTAAGGTAAGGAAATCGCTTGATTTAATCAATAGTAATGACGGTGTATGTAAAGAAGTAACAGTCCTCTGGAGCGTTCCAATGCCGGACCTGAAAGAAGGCTTTGCTTGTACAAATATCAGATTAGAAATTTTAATAGATCAATAATTATGGCAGGAGAAGCTAGACCTATCGCTATGGGCGTAGGTGGAATTAAATTTGGAACAGTCGGTGACGGCGTTCCCGGTGCAGATCTCAAAGATTATCCCCTTCCGACCAAAGGAAGCGTTGCATTTAACTTTGCAGATCCAAAGGAAGTGAAGATTGAAGTAGAAGGTAGTGAAGAACCTTTTTATGTTGAACTGGTGAAAGATACGACAGATTATGTCGAGTTCTCCATCCCTACTCCATCAAATGAGGTTCTTAAAGAACTAGCAGGCGGTGAAGTGGATACAACAGGAGGAAAAAATATCTGGAAAAAGCCTCTTAGTACTCCTTCTATCTCTAAAACGTTCCAGTGTGAAACATTACCTAAAGACGGTAAGAAGGTCGTTTATACCATCGTAAATGGCAAGATCGCCTCAAAGATTTCACAGGCTCCCGGATCAGAGCAAGCAGAGTTGTTGCTTGTTCGTGTATATATGCAAGCTGCTGTTACTGCAGACGGTAAGAGACAGACTGCTTTCATGCGCGAAGTAGTTACTATTGCCGGAGGCGGAGAAGCCCCAGCGAATGCTGCGAATGTCGAAGGCGGAGAAGCTGCTCCAAGTGGTGCGAAAAAATAAATAACGGTTCTGTATAGCTCAGTTGGTTAGAGCGCTACATTGATTATGTAGAGACCGGCGGTTCGATTCCGCCTACAGGAACAAACTATTGAAGAATGGAGCTGAAAGTATTGAAGGTTAGTTGCAAATAACCGGAAGTATTACCCGGAAGTACAACGGGCTAGGCTCCTTGATGAAATTATGAGTATAAAGAATTTATTTCAGCAAGAGTCTGAATCCGTTACGGATCAGGCTGTCAAAATTCCATTCGAATTTACTAACCGGGATTCTATTCCTAAAGGAAAGGACCCCGGCAATTGCATAGTTATAAAGCCTGTCACCGTTCGGACATGGTTTCGGATACGCCCTTTCCTTCTTGAAGTCGAGAAAGAAGATCTTGATAAGATGATTGTGAAGGACGGAGAACTCAATGCAGACTTTCCGGAACTGATGAATAAATACGGAGGATTGCTTTTTGACATCGTCTGCCTCGGGATTCACAATAAGCCTAGTGATCCTCCGGAATGGTTCAAGAACGCTCTCGCAGACAATACGACATGGGAGGATATACGGATCCTGTTTAATGCAATTATATATCGCATAGGGTATCACCCTTTTTGCACCTCTATCACGATGCTTCGGAACGTGAGCCCGCTACGAGAGACGGAGATAATAGCCGCTCAGAAGAATTTGCAAAGTTGGAAGGATGCAACCAAAGCAGATTCCTAGTGATTGTAAAAGAAGCTCTAGGATTAACGTTTAATCAGACGTTGGATAGTAGCTATGGATTGATAGAGACATTACTGCAGGAGTACTCATTTGTAATGAGAGAGCGTAATAAGATTACTGATGAAGACGGTAAAGTTGAAGGTAGAGATTATGAATGGGTAGAACTACCCTCTTTTGATGATCCTAGTAAGACGATCAGGATAAAGAAGTATAACGATATAGCCGGTAAGGTCAAGGGTTAA